TCGGTGGCGGTTCAAGGGCTCCGGCTGTTATTACTCCTTCTGTCGCGGCTCCCGCTGATAATACCGAGAAGATCAAGGCGGCGGCTCAGGCCGAAGCGGAACGGGTAAGGAAGCGTAAAGGTGCGGCATCGACGATACAGACAGCGGCTCAGGGAGTGCTTGAACCAGCATCAACATTCAAAGCTACTTTAGGAGCCTGAGATGGCAGCCGATAAGCGCAGCAAAGATCAGAAGGCGAGCGATACCAACAAGAAATTATCTGCTCTCAAGCTCATACGAAAGGACTATGAATCGCTGATCGACGAATGTATTGAGTTCACCTATCCGGGCAGGATGAAGATCACCGATGACACTTCAAGGGGCAAGAAGAAGGGTACGACGATATACGATTCATCGTCCGGCAGGGCAGTACAGCTATTCGGCGATGGCCTCCATGGATACCTGTTCTCTCCCGGCTGGTTGAAGCTCAGGTTCCCTAATACCATCGAGTTTGGCAGGGCTACAGGTATGCGTAGATGGTCAGGCAAGCGAGCCGATGAGATACCGGAAGTAGCTGAATGGCTCGTTGATTCTCAGGATGTCATGCACGGGGCATTTACACGGTCAAACTTCTATTCCATAACTCCGCAGGTATTCAAGGATTGGGGCTGTATCGGCAATACAGGCACATACGGGGAGAATGATTTAGGCTCCGGCAGAATACAATTTACCGTTCCTCATATCAGGGAGCTTTATGTAAGCCGTGATCGCTACGGCAACGTCGATGGTGTCTTCAGGGTTTACAAGGTCTCACTATCGAACCTCGTCAAGAAGTTTGGCGTTGCAACGCTCAAAAACGAGGGCGGCATGATGGGCGTTGAGGACCTGCTGAACAATAATCCCTATCAAGAATTTGAGATCCTCCACGCCACGTACAAAAGGGAAAACTATGACCTGAACAAACTCACCGCCGATAACAAACCTTGGGCGTCCGAATGGATATACGGCAACAAGATGCTTCTGGACTCAGGCTATGATGTCATGCCGTGGGTGTTCTGGTCAGCGGAACGGAATAACAACGAATGGTACGGGCGATCACTGGTAAGCAATGCCATTGTGGATATACTCACCGCTAACCAGATGGGTAAGGTTAATCTCAGGACGGGCGCGACAGCAGCAGACCCTCCTTATGCAATGATGGAATCTCTACGGGGACGGTTTAACAGGGGACCCGCAGGTAATACCTATCTCAATAGGGGCGAAGAACCGCCGAAGGCATTACTTGAGCAGTTCAAAGGTCTCCCGTTCAGCCTCGACATGCAGGACAGGCTGGACAGGCTCGTCAACATGCATCTTAAGACTGATGTATTCATGATGATGAACCAGATAGCGCTTGAGAATAAGAACCTCACCGCTACTCAGATCGTAGAAATGGCAGGAGAGAAGGCGGCGGTCATATCGCCTATCACGGAAGGAGCAGAAAGCGGATTCCTGAACCCTGTCATTGACCTCGTATGGTATGTCGAGGACAGCGCGGGCAGGATACCGCAGCCGCCTGAAGTTCTGATGGAATACGGCGGCGTAAAACTGGAAGTCGATTATTACGGTCCTCTGTCGCAGGCACGACGCAGATTCTATAAATCTCAGGGGATACGTGCGGGCCTGGATGATGTACGGGCGATAGCTGAGGCAAAGGGCCTTGTCGATCAGTCAGCCCCGGACGTGGGCGATCAGATCAAATGGGACAAACTCACCCGCTACATTACGCTTGATTCATTCCCGGCTGATTGCATCAACAGCGAAGATGACGCGGAAAAGATAGCCGCAGAACGCGCTCAGGCGCAGCAGGAAGCGGCGGTCAACCAAGGCCTCATCGATGCGGCCAAGGCCGTACCAGGGTTAAATAAGAAGGTTGAGGCGGGCAGCCTTACCGATACGCTTATAGGGGGCGGGGCATGAGTTCAAATCCTCTCCATATCTTTAAGATGATCGAACGTGAACGGCAGGAAAAGAATGAACTCCTACAAAAGTATAACGTTATGTTCATCCAGTCACCTATGGGGCAGGTAGTCCTTGCCGACATACTCAAAGACCTCGGCATCGGCGTAGATATAGACCCGAATATTCCGGCTGCAAACGCATTGAGGAATTACGCGCTTACCGTTCTACTCCCGAAGTGCGGCATCATGACAGGCGACACTCAAGGGCTGGTTAAGGCTCTTGCTCATTATATACCAGAAAACAAGGAGGATTAAGCCATGAAAAAGTATCTCGTTTTAATCGCAATCGTAATGGTGCTCGCGTTCGCGGGTACGGTCATTGCAGAGGAGCAGTTCTTTCCGCCACGGAATAACACAGGACAGATAGGTAAATCCGGGAGGGTGTGGAGAGAGGGCAATTTCTATACCCTTAACTCTACCGATGCCAACATCAGCGCGACTGCTGACATTGGCGGCCCGTTCTCAAACATCGTATACCTGCAGCCAGCGAGCAAGAACTTCGGCTCGGCAACTGCAATATGGGAGCTCAGTGCAACCGAGGCAAAGGCTCATATAATCTATGCGTTTGGAGCATCTCCGAATGGAGCGCAAATCGTTGCCCCTTCCGTTGCAAGGGCTTACACGGTATTCAACAATTCATCTTATCCCGTGCTATTCAGGGCAACGGGGCAACCGGGCCTTATGATCGCAACCACAAGGGCTCAAAGGGTTATCTATATGGCGCTTACGGGCTCAACTTCTGATTATGTATTGGCTGGCGCGTCATTTCCTGTAAGATGGGGGCCATGATTTAAGGGATAACCCATGAACTTGATGCCCGAACACAAACTGAGAGATTACATGGCGGCAATGATGGCGGCTACTATCGTCGTCCTCGTTACCGCCTTCTATCTCCCCCACATCCCAGGGATACGGGAAAACCGTATTTTCATGCTTGGCGTGACCGTGCTCATGATGTGCGGCATATGTACGCTGCGCTACAGTATATCGCTGTCAGTTTTTATGATCTTCGTCTCGGTGATATTTTACCTGTCAAAGTCAACAAACACTGGCAGCCCCCTGTATATGATTTCCATACTGGCTGTCCTCTATTCGGTCGGTGTTCACGTATACCGGAAATGGGGATGGCAAAAGGATATAGTCTATAATGCCCTGTGCCTCGTGATCTTCGCAAATGTAGCGATGCAATGTGAACAGTGGGTGGGATTCCCCATACTCGACAAGTTCAAGAATAGCTATACTCCGGGATATTATACCGGCCTTATGGGTAATCCAAACGATACATCGGCCATGTATGCAATGTGCCTTCCCCTGTTCTTCCGTAAGTCATGGATCTGGACGCTGCCCGTTGTCGTGCTCGGGCTTGTCCTTGCATGTACGTCAAATGGTATCCTGGCGGCGGCAATTGTAAGCACTATCTATGTGGCATGGAAGTATAAAAATGCAGGTCAAAAGGTCATACTCGGCATTATACCAATATTCTTGCTCCTGTTCGGCCTGTATGTGGATAAATTCGATCTTAACCAGCACCTAAAGGACAGAGGATATGTCTACAAGGTGAGCGCACTGGTGGGGAGCGTAAAGCCCTTAGGATGGGGATTCTCACAGTATGAATACATTATACCCATGTTTACCGCTCCGTACAGCATGAACTCAGTGCAGAAGCACCTCACCTTTGAGGGCATCATTGACAAGGCAGCGCTGGACAAGGGCATCGATCTTGTAAGCGGTACTACAGACGAGGAGAAAAGCAAGGCATATTTCAAAAACCCGAAAAACAATACGAATGTAATGTATGTTCACGCTCATAACGAATACCTTGAATTTTTCTTCATAGCCGGTTATCCGGGGGTAGCCTTACTGCTGTTGTGTATTATCGGTACATTGGTGAAGGGGTGGAGGGCAAGGGACAAGATACCCTTTATGTGTCTCCTGTCGTCATGCCTGACAGCGGTGTTCTTCTTTCCCTGGCAAATAATGCCTACGGCGATCATAACGGTGCTGATGGTAACGGTAATACATGGTGAATCGAAACACGCTCCCATAGCAGTATGGGAGGAGAAAGGATAAAGCGGGTATCTGTACCCGTATCAAACAAAACAGGAGGTTTTTATGGAACCCGAATTAAACGCAGATGGGACACCTAAAGTGACACCTGAAGCGGCAGCGGCAGGCGGCAACGAAGTACCGGCATGGACGGCACAGCTACCGGATGCACACAAGGGCAATGAGGTTTTCAAGGGATTTAAGACCATTGGAGACCTTGCAGGTGATTACCTCACAAAAGGGACAGAACTTGAAACCCTGAAGGCTCAGGTTGCGAACTCCATACCGAAACTTGCGGAGAACGCCACGGACGAACAGAAGGCCGCGTATTATGCGGCTCTCGGCATACCTGACAAGGCTGAGGATTATGAGGTTGAACTCGTCGAGGGCATGGATAACAGCCTCGAGACGTGGTTCAGGCAGACAGCCCTTGAACTCAAGATGCCGAAAGACATTGCGAAAGGTCTCTCTGCAAAGTGGAACGGGATGCTCCAGGAGGTTGTCAAGGCTCAGGATGAGGCAAAGGTAAAGGCTCACAATGAGGCCATCGACAAGCTCAAGAATGAATGGGGCGATAACGCGAACGCGAACGCAGAGACAATCAAAATAGCCTACCAGAACATCATAAAGGGAGTGCCAGCTCTCGATTCTCTCCTAAAGACTGAGGTCGATATAGGCGGGGGCAAGAAGGCGCTGCTCGGCGACATACCGGCAATGCAGGAGTTCTCCCTCTGGATAGGCAAGAAGATGCTCCCTGATTCATCTCTCCCGGGCAATCCGCCGGGTGGAGGCGGTCAGACAGTACCAAAGATGGAATATCCATCAATGAACACAACATAAGGAGGCCACTATGGCAACAGGAACGGATATAGGGGGTGTATATACCCTCATTGAGTTGTTAAGGATGATGGCGCCGGACAACAGTACACTTCTTTTCGTAGCTGAAACACTGGCAAGGAAGAACCCTATCGTGCGTGAAGTGCCGATACTCGAAGCCAACCAGGCATTATCGCACGTAGGCAGTAGGCAGTCAAGCCTCCCTACCGTGTATAAAAGGGCGCTGAATGACGGCGTTGTTAAATCAGCGCACAAGGAAGTTCCGGTCACGGCTCCGATGTCTCTCTTTGAGACAATGAGCCAGATCGATGTAGAAATCCTCAAGCTCGCCGGTGACAAAGCGGCAGCAATGCGTCAGAGAAAGGACAAGGCATTTATCGAGGCCATGGCTCAGTCAGTGGCAGACGAGATATTCTACGGTTCTGTCGGTGATGATCCTCTCGGTTTCAATGGTCTTGCAACGATCTTTGACAGTTCCACAACGTATCCCAACGGTGACAGCGGATGGTATTACAACGTCCAGCTTCAGGGCGGCTCGGGCTCGGATACAACCTCGATATGGGCTATCGAGTGGGGGCCTGAGAAAACTCACCTGATCTATCCAAAGGGCACACAGGGCGGCATAGAGATCAACGATCTTGGCAAGCTGCTTGTCTCGGGCGTGACCAGCAGCTCATATTTTCTCGCATGGGTAACACAGTTCATATGGAGATGCGGCCTGTTCGTTCAGGATGAAAGGTGCGTCCAGAGGATAGCCAACATCGAGACGGCATCAACGGCGACGGATTACATCTTCGACGATGACAAGCTCATAAGGGCTTTGAACCAGCTCCCGAACATGGGCGAGGATCCGCTGACAAGGATTTACGTCAACAGGACGATCCGCACACAGATGGATATAAGGCTCAAAGACAAGAACAACGTGAACTACACGGCAAACAATGACGCATTCGGCAAACCCGTTCTCTACTTCAGGGGCGTACCTGTTCAGGTATGCGACGGCATCCTGAATACCGAAACGGCGATCTCATAAGGAGGCCAACATGGGATACAGAGACTATAAACTTTTATTCAGCGATTCGCAGACGGTAACGGCTGAGGCATCGGACTACAACCTCGACACTGAGGTCACCTATCCCGGATGGGAGAAGGGCGGGCCTCTCGCGGCGGTTGTAACAGTGGAAACAGCGGCAACAGGAACAACGGGGTTCAAGATCTATGTCTGTCACAAGGCGACGGCATCACCTTCCATAACCGATTCCGATTTGTGTTGTGTGTGGGCTCCCGTTGCAAACCTCGTAAAAGGCGCGGAAATAGTTATCCCGCTTCCCCAGGGGATACCGATCAAGAGGTATGTCGGTCTGTATTTTGACCGGATCACCGGCGACGAATCAATGGTGGTGTCGGCATATCTGACAACATACCCGATAAGCCAGCAGTAGGAGGTAATCATGGCTGAGAAGAAAAGATACATAGCAACTGAGAAATGTTTTCACGAAGGCACACTGTATCACAAAGGCGACCTACTGAAAGGTGATACCCCTCCCATGCGAAACATAAAAGATGCAGACGGGAAAATTGTCGATCAGGTAATAACCCACTTCGTTGAAAGCGGAACGTATGTGGAATCTCCACCTGTCGGCAAGCCGGTAAAGGTCAACAAGAAAGAGACTGTATCACAGTAACCATGAGGGGAGGCTTCGGCCTCCCTTCTCTTAAAAGGAGAGTCCCATGGCCTTTACTCAGGTAGGCGTTGTCAATATTGCCTTATTCAATCTTAAGCAGAAAGCAATTACCTCGATGTCTGAGACTTCCGTTGCCGCTGAAACGGCAAATGCGGTCTATGAGTACATCCTCAAGGAAGTGCTTGAACGGCATAGTTGGAAGTTCGCTGTCAGGACAGAGGAGATCACCAAGGATGATACTTACGTGTCTACCGGAGAATGGGACTATCGGTATAACAAGCCGACAGAAGAATGCCTGAGAATAGTAAAGGG